CTGTCTTTTAAGAACTGTGTTAACGGGTCTTTGTTATCACCCCGTACAGTACGAATGTAATATTCGCTATGACGAGCATGAATGCCGCTGGCAGAATCAACGAGCTGAGAAACAGTACCCGAAGGCTTGACGCAAGTGATGGCCGCAGATGCAGCAATTCCAAGCGACTCAGCATAATCCCTGTTCGTCTGTACAGCCACACTACGCAGTTGTTGTAAAGTTTTTTCAGTTGCTTTATATGTGATTTCATTATCCATAATACCTGTCAAGCTTACGCCCAACAGCCTTTCTTCTTCTGTGTTCTTACTCCAGATAGGACGTAAGTAAGGGAAGTTAGTGTAAGTAGATTGAATTGTACCAAGTATAGTAGCCAGTTTAATCTTACGCTCAAGTGTCTTAACTGTGTCAGTTGCACGAACAACTACTTCTGTTAAGTTACAGAACTGATTAGGACGTAGGATAATCTCAGAACATGGATTAGTTCCCCACTCCTTGCCTGTCTCACGTCGGCCATTACGTTCAACGTGTTTGTCTGCAGCTTCACGGCTGAAGATACCACGCTCACCTGACTTAGATTCTACAAGAGCAGTCCACTCACGTAGGAATGTTTCCATGTCAGGCTTCTCTGTGTAAGCAACAGAGTTGTTAGCCAGGGCACGTTGTCCTTCGTTCTCCCACCACATGCCAGACTTAGCGTGACGCATACGGTCATCAGATAGGTTAGACAAACTAATCATTGCACTGCGGCGTACACCACCAACAACAACTACCTCACCAATCTTACACATGATGTCGTGGCATTCAATGCTGTTAAGCTTACGGCCTGCTGCTCCCTTGAACTTGGCTACAACAAACTTAAACAAATCATTCAGTGGCTCAGGGCCAGAGGCACGTCCACCAAATGTCTTAAGCCTTGCACCTGCTGGACGAATCTTAGACAAGTCCCACTTAGGTATGTCACCTGTGTATAGTAGTGAGATTAGTTTACGTAGTCCTTTAGCCCAGCCTTCCTTACTATCAGCAACAGCAATGGTGTCACCAATGTCCGATAGTTCTTTAGGAACTTCTGGTAACTTGCTGATGGCCTGACGCTCAACGCTAAAGCCTACGCCTGTACCACATAGCAGGATAAACATAGCTTCATCGAATGCACGTGGATGGTCAACAGGTAAGTAGCTACAGTTGTAGACACATGTGTTATCACGTTCTGCTGCTTGTCCTGCTGTCATCAAGGCACGCATAGATGGCATAATCTGTAAGCCTAGAATAGCTTCGTATATCTCTGCAATGTCTTGGTCGCTGATACCAGACGGCTTAACGATGTTGTCCATGAAACGGCCTACTGTTTCAGACCATGTTTCTCTGCGTCCTTCTTCGTCAATCCAACGTGCATAGCGTGATGTTGCGATAAATGTTTGGTAATCTGTTGGTAACTGATTAGTAAGAAAATTCTGTGTCATATGTACTCCTGTATTCCTCTCCTGTTAATGCCATCCAGCTATGTTTAAACTCTGCTCGTGCACACTGCTGACTAATCTGGTCTGCAATGTATTGTGTCTCCGCTTGTGCTGTCTTGTCAAGTCTTTGATTAACGACACGTGAGAAAGCATACAAAGAACCAGACCAGTACCACTCTGTGTACATGTTCTGAGGTAACACCATACGTGCCATCTCTGCAGCAATACCCTTATCAAGTAAACGATTGTATTCATTAAGACATTCTAAAGAATACTGTGTGACGTTCTCTTCAACAGTATCCTGTGAGCTACCCTGCTTAACATTGTCTGCCTTCAACCGCCACTCTTTAGGGCAGTAGAACTTGGGAGTGTAGTCTACGTAGCGTCTACTTACTTCGTTCCAAGCTAGTCCGACTTGGTGTTTGATGAGCTGTCTTGCGACAAAGATGGGTGCTTCAATTCTGAATTGTATAAAACAGTGGGAGAAAGGCGACCAATGACCATGCTCTGCCAAGTAGTTGATGAGTTTAACATCTTTATCAGATAGGTAACCATGGCGTCCATTGTGTTCATATGCGCTTTCTTTATTGAAGGAAACACGTGCAGCATTTACTACTGTGATGTCGCTTCCCATGTGGTCTATGTATGTTACTTTCATTTAGCGAAGACTCCTATTATACTATACGTTATCGACAGAAGCAATAAGCTTTTCCAAATACCACTGTGCTTTTTTTAAGTCTTCCACAGGCTTGCCCTTGTACTTGTATCGCCATAGGTATTTCATACAGTTACCCTTGAGATACCCTTGGTATTCCTCATCTGTCATACTTGCTTCAATAGCTGCGATAGCTTCTACGCCTTTATGATTATAGTGTTGTGGATTATTTACTGGGTCGTCAGTAACAATCTTGAATGTTACATCTGTAAGGCTAGTGCCCCAAGACTGCGTTGATTCTTCGTCTGACATATTCTATTTCTCCTGATTTTAAAACCTTGTATGCAAAGTCCCTCATGTAATCAGCATCAACTCCTGCATGACTACACACTTCCTCAAAGTCTCTTGCTGTTGTACCGACTGATGCAAAGAACCAAGCCACTGCCCTGTCTCTATCAATCCTAGAATCAACAGGCTCACCATCATACTGTTCTTTAGTTGCATCAAGCAAAGCCTGTAGCAAAACACAAAGAAACAATGTTCTTTCTGGTGACGATTCTTCTGGACGAAACTCATCTAATATTATATTTATCTTACTACTTATCATGTTGCTTGTCAAGCCACTCTTTTGGAATGCCTTCCCCTAGCTTGCAGAAAAGATAGCCATGTTTGTTACACCAGTCTCCGTATGTCATCTTGCCGCCCTTGTATAACTTACGATTTGGATTATCAAACACAAAGCGTATGTCTAAGTCAGGGTGTTGTGACTTTACAAACAAATGTTTTTTTCTATCTTCTGCCATGAAGCGACCCTTAACTTCTAGGATAACTCCATTAGGCAGGATAAAGTCTGGTATATATTTTTTATCTTCACGCCACTCATACTCAAGTTTAAGAGATTCGTATTCAAACTTTATCTTAAGACTTGTTAGGTATTGAGCAGCAGTGTATTCCGAATTAGATTTGTATTGATGTGTGTATTTTTTTCTTTTCATTATTATGTTTTTATTTCATCTACATTGGGTGTCTTAGCTACCTGTGTTAGGTAACGAACACCATTGGAATATTGAAAGGCACGAAGACCTTTACCCTGATTAGCATCTGACCAGCATTCTTTCTTGTAACCACAGAACACACAGCCAATAGCTAGCTTACGATTACCTGACGCACCATCTGGCTCATCAGAGTAACAGCGTGGCGGTGCTGTCTCCATTGTGGCTACATTCTTTAGTTCCCTGATACGTGCTGGCGCATCAATCATCTCAAGCTTGTGTACCTTAAGCAAGGCTAGCTCACTGTTGTTCTTATCAATAGCAAAGAAGGCTGCCTCATCCCTGTTGTTCTTTGTAGCATAAGCTGAAATTTGAGCCATGTAACCAAAGGCATCATTGTCTGCCAGCGTTCCATCTTTAAACTTCTTAAAGGAATAACTTGACGCAGATTTAATATCTACAAGTACACCATCTATTACACAGTCCTGATGGCCTACTACTCCTTCAACTTCTACTACGTCTTGTGCATCTGTAACTGTATGTCCAGCTGCTTTAGTTAAGACAATGAGAAGAGACTCAAGAAGGTGACCCATTAAGAATTTTATTTTAGTCTGACCATCAAGAGTCTCTTCTTCTGTGCCACGAAGTCCATACCAGATTTGACGGTCTGGCTTGCCGATTTGAGATAGACGCAGGTTCTTAACACCTGTGCGTTGCCCTTCCTGGAGTATCGTGGCTACGGCAGACTTAGCATCCTGTGCAAACTCTTCTAGTGCACTTACTATGTCTGCTCGACCTACATCAACACCCTGCTCAAGGGTACTGTAAATATCTTGTATCAGAGTGTCGATTGTTTTCATGTCTGTTTCCTTTTCATTTGATATGTGATGCCCATACGTGGTGCTTTAGCTTCCCTGCCTACAGCAGTAGGACCATGCCATATATGAGCATCGAAGAATATAAATGTACCACACTTCGGATAAGAAGTAAAGTCAATTATATCTTTAGTATCGTTAGTAAATATAGTAAATCCGCCCCAGTTTATATCCCATTCTGGGTTAGCATACAGTACACAGGTATAGTCAGCGGATGAGTCTTGGTGTAACCACGAACTATCTCCATGATTAAATTGCGTAACAAGAATACAATGCATATTTAACTCATGTCCTGTTTCTTTTTCAAAAAGTCCACGAAGTTTTTCTTCGAACACTTCCATACACCTATCGTATGTGTACTTATCACTGTGAGCTTGACAAGTCCAATGAGTAAAAGGTTCGTCAGGATACCCTGTTCTACCTGTAAATGTCCAGTGTGAGTTATTCATCAAGTCCCAGTATAACTTAGACGCATACTCCTTACTCATTTCATTGTTGTTGTATAGCTTAATCATATGCTTTTTAAATATCCAAGAATGTTTTGTGGTGCCGATTCAACATATGGGTCGTTGTCAATGTTGTGTCCGAAGCCTTCTTCAACAAACTCTCTTTCTATTTCCATTCCGTTGGTAATAACTGCATACCTCCAAGAACGCTGGCCGAAGCCACAATTATCTTTGTGCACAAGCATGTTCATTCCTGTTGTAAACTTGGCTGACCCATCAGGGATAACCTTAACATGCTTAAGCCCTTGTTCCTTTGCCCACTTGTTCATAACGAATGAATCGTTAACAGACAGGCAATAGATTTCTTCAATGCCAAACTCTTTAAACTCATCGTACATCTTCTCAAAGAAAGGAAGCTGGTATGTAGAGCATGTGGGAGTGAAGGCACCTGGTAATGCAAACAAGATACAACGCTTACCTTCGAACAAGTCTTCAGTCGTTACATCCTGCCAGCGATAAGGATTGTCACCGCCAATACTTTCATCACGTACTCTTGTGTGAAATGTAACGCTTGGTAATCTATTTGGTAAAAACATTTTTATCTCCTGTCGGGCTGGCGAACGCAGCAGGATTTGAACCTGCGACCTACAGCTTAGAAGGCTGTTGCTCTATCCAGCTGAGCTATGCGTCCTTATTTATTACGTTTTGTAATCTTACGTACACGTTCTACTTTGCTTGTGATATACTCTTCTTCATCTGCAAAGAAGTTATGTATTGCTTTAAACAAACGTAGCTG